GATGAATAACATCAAAATTGCCTGCGATAACTCCTTTCATATTATTACTTTTTCTTTTTTATTTTTACCAAATACTGTGAGAGATATTCTTTCACCGTCTTTTATAACAGGAACTTGATGTAATGTATGTACATCAAATAAGCCGAAATCTTTAGGTTCCCCTTTAACTAAAAGTTTAGTTTTACATTTAGATTCTTTTAGTTCATGAACGTAAGCAAATCTCCTATTAGCTCTATTATCTGTGTGTTGTTCGAAGAAATTTCCTTTTTTCCATTTATGTATATGGTAAACGTCGTAGTAAAAGTTACTATCTCCTATTTCACCAACTAAAAATTGTTTAAATTCGTCATGAAAAGGAACCTTATCTTTATGTATGTTACAAAACTCATACAGACAATGTGTTCTTTTTTGTAAAGTAAACTTTTGAGCTAAAGTATTCAATAAAAACCAATTTATCCAATACTCTTTCATCTACCTCTCGAAAACTGTTAAACCTCTAAAGTTTTCTAACCAGCCTTCTGTGTTTTTAGTTATACCTTCTATTTTATCTTGATCCATAAGATGAAGAAAAGCACCAGATTGTAGATCTGGAATGTGTTCTTTGAGTACATTTTGAACATATTCTATTTCGTTTTCATCTAAAGCTGTGTTATGAAGATCCATTAACTTAAAATTCGTTTCAACATTATCCCAAAAGTGTATAATTTTAGAAAATATTTTTTTACCTTCTAATTTACTTTCAGCAACACTATAGATATACTCTAAATCAGTTTTTTCTGTGAGTAATTTAGGAAATTCTTTGACAATAGTTTTTATTCCTAATCCTTTAACCCCTTGCAAGTTATCTGAGTTATCGCCTAGTAAGGCTTTAACTATATTATAGTTCGTTGGAAGAACTTTTAATTCCTCGAAAATATTATCTTTAGTAAAAGTTTTTTTCTTAACTGGTGCATATACTTCTATATTACCGCTAACCAATTGTAGAAAATCTTTATCTGATGATACTATTGTAACTTTTTTACCTGCATTTCCAGCTCTTACTGCTAAGTACGCCATTATATCATCAGCTTCAAGTTTATCCATTACTATCTGTTGCATAGGTAAACACTCTAAATACTCCTGTGTCCTATATAGCTGACCTATTAATGCTTCTTGTTCTTGTTCTCTTGTATCGTATAGTCCCCAATGAGTGATTCTTGCAGTAGCTCTTTGAGCCTTATAGTCAGGGTTGATATTTTTTCTATTTGCAGAACCTCCTTTACCGTCCCATACTACTACAACTCTAGTAGGATCAAATATTCTAGTTACATATCCTAAAGAACGCAAGAATCCCACCAGTCCTCCGATATGGGTTCCTGATGGGTTCATAGCTTTGAGCAAAGAAAAACTACGAATCAGCATATTCATAGCGTCTATAATCAAGATATGATCATTCAATGCTCTTGGTGGGGTTTCTTTAAGATTCTTTAGAATATCGTCGTACATTAATCTAGTAAATTAGGAGCTATAGGAGTTTCTTCTAAATCACCTTCTTCTATCAAGTCAAAGTCTATAGATCCTACTAGTTTTAACCAATGTTCTTTATGAGCATCTTTGTATTTATCGATTGCTCTTTTATCATCTTCTATAAATCCGTGTTGAGTCATAACTATTCTACCTCTAGACTGTACTCCTCCGATATGATTTTTCTCTACTTGAACATTAGTACGTTTAGCAAACTCTACTTGCATACCGTTTTTGATAGCTTTGATTTTAGACGTACCTGGATTAGTAATGTTACCGAAAGTAACTACTAATGTTGCATCATACCACATCGACATCCCTCCTTTATTCTGGAGTTTAGGCATACCCATAGGTGATTCAGGTTTCATAGTCCATACCTTATTGATAGCTACCATAGTATTAGTATAAGGAGAGTTCTCCTTTCTTGATAATAGTATCTTTTGGTTAAGATTATTACCAAACTGAGTAGACATAGCACCGGCATTCCATTCGTTGTTGTTTTTATTAGATCTTACTGAAAGATCACATGGAACCGATCCTATACTATCCCAGAAGAAGCACATATCAAAAGGTAGATTACCTTTTGCTTGCTCATCCATTAAGTCTGCTATATAAACAGCTACGTCTTCAATAGTGTTTAAAGTACCTCTATCTGCATATAAGAAATGTCCTTCGTAATCTGTAACTACTCCGTTAGCGTCAACTACTTCTTCCACTTGTAGTCCCATTTCCTTAGCATGTTCCCAAGACCATTTCATCTCAGTAATAATAAAAACAGGCAGTATACCTAATTTCTGGGCATTTACTGCTGCTTCTATTAATGCTGTTGTTTTTCCTGTATCACTATGTCCTCTAAGTAATGTAATATGACCAGTAGGTATACCAGGTAGTGAAGTAATGTCTTGAAAAGCTTTTGAAAGAGGTATCCATCCTTGCTCTTTAAATTTAACAGAAGAATTAGAATACCCTTTCTTTTTCTTGAAATTACTAAGGTTAAACGACTTACGTACTGCTGCAGTAGCTTTTTGTTGAGTTTCTTTCTTCTTAGCCATTATTCGTTGAATAAGTCGTCAAATTTAGAAACTGTATCTTTATTATCTGCTGTAGCTGTTTCTAACGTAAAGTCAGATTTAGCTGGAGCTGCTGGAGCTGCGGTTGTAATAGTATCATCTGCTGAACCTGGATTAAGATAATTTTGTAATTGTTTCTTGATAAAATCATAATCATATTCAGTATGAACTTCTACTGGATTAGGTTGTGACTTTAACCATAAATCAACCTGGTCATTGTCATCTGATAAAGGAGTCTGTTTAGGTTTAATCCTAACACTAGTTTCAGGGTAAGGATTACCTTGAGACTGCTCAACTACCATATCCCATCCGTTTATAACATCTGTAAAGTCTCCAATATCTTCGTCTTCTGCTAAAGCTAGAAGTGCTTTATATATAGTAATACCGAATCCCCATAATCTAACACCTTTTTCTTCTTCTCCTCTAACTATTACAGGAGCGAAGATTCTTGTTTTAGGGTTAATTTTACCGGACAGAGACCAATTATCTTTATCTGATGTTTTTCTAAGCTCTTTTACAAACTCTTCAATCGGGTCTTGTTTACCGAAGTTAGATAAAGCTACCATAGGATATTTTCCAATACCGTAATGAAACTTTAGCTCTTTAAAAGGAAATGCAGGATCGTAAGCAGAAGGAACAATCCTAATAGTTTGCTTACCTAATTCCGGTTTCCAAAAAATTTTCGAATAGTCAGTCTTTTCTCTTTGCTGACCGTTAGTGTTTAAGGCATCTAGTTTAGCCTTAATAGCATTTAAATCCATATAACTTATTTTTATTTAACGTTAATTTATATTAAGATAAGAAAATTATCTTAACTTTCCAACTCTAAAATACGATGTAGTTTCGTATTAACCCTTTTAAGTTCTGGGCCTTTAGTTAGTAGTATGCAGTTTTTAAAATCAGACCAGTTTACCCTATATGATGTATCTAATTTACCATCATTTAATTCTTTTATTAAGGTATTTAAAGCATTAATGGTGTATAGGGTATTAGATTCTTTTTTACGGTGAACCAATATAGTATTTTCTAAAAATTGTCCTACGTTACCAAAGTCAACATTATAGGTACAGATATATTCGTCTTGACTTTTAGAGTAAAGTACGAAAATTTTGTTGTAAATAATCTTGTATCTTGCTTGAATTTCCTCTAGGACAGAGTCTAATGTTTCTTCTGTTGCAAAAGTACAAAACAGCTTGTTGCTCATATCTTCATTATAGTAAATAGGATCGATATCGTAATCAAACCGTGGTTTTACTTGTAATTCTATCATATATAAATATCTTTTTAATCTTATAAATTTAAACTTTTTGAATATTTAAATTTTATAGGGTATTTTTTGTTAGTTTCCATTATTTTCTCTAGTCCTTTTAGTGTCTCTTTTCCATCTTTAGTACTAAAATCAAATAAAATAGCATCGTACGTATATAAAGCTATTTTAGTTTCTTTATCCCTTAGATAACTGAGTACTTCTTTTAAGATAAGAATATTTCTAGCGGTTTCCAAGCTTTGCATCATATAATTCATTAGTTTAGCAGGATGCATTTCTTTTAATTCTTTTGTAAAGTGTTTATTAGATAATGTATTCTCTACAAAACCTAATTTACTGAAAGATTCCCACATGTTATCAATATATTCTTGTATTTTTTGAAATATTAATAAATTTTTATGTTCTTCTGGTATTTTACCGTAAATCGCTTGGAAGTTTATTTGTTTTGCACTATTATACTCTTCTTCTGTGATATCTTCTTTATCAAAATACATCTTTGCTAAATACTTATGAGCAGAAGAAGACGGTATATCAAAGTCTATTTCATCGCAAAGTAAACGAAGGTGGTAGCCATCGAAATCTAACTCAACAAAAAAGTCATTAGTAGGTTTAAAGCAGTTTCTATATTCTTCACCTTTAGGGATAGCTGCAAAGTTAACACTATTAAAAGCATTAGTAGGACGTGAAGTAGCATTATATAAATTATAAGAAGTAAATACAGTATCTTTACTGATATTATACGAAGGGTTACGAGGTGTAAAGTTTTTTATGAAGTTTTCTAATTCTATACCTAATCCAGTTTGCTCTATGAGGAAAAATACGTTAGTAGCAATATTATTATAAAAGCTAAACCCAGAAGGTATTTCTATATCCATATAACTCTTTACACTATCGTAAACTTTTTCACAGGATTCGTAAAGTTTAGAAATAGGAATAATTTGATTTATTTTAGATCTGTCTGAGAATTTATTATAAAAGTAATTAAGTGTATTGTTTTCTCGTGAATAATCTAATCTATCATAAAAAGTCATAGAGTAGAGTAGAGATATATCAGTTGCATGCTGTATATTAAAGTGGTACAGTAAGTTTTTCTTATCTAATGTATAAAGTGTTGTAAAAGAATTAAGAATCTCGTACACACGTTCTTTATCTATATTAAGACATTCATCGTGATTTACAGGAAGTATGAATCCGTGCTTACTATTTATAGGTCTTATATAAATTGCTACTGTAGATGTTAGTTTAGGATGGTAATTATTATTAGAACTTATGATATCTACATACCCTCCTAATCTACCTAAACTTTTAATTCTGTCTAACTGTGTATCTGTTTCTAAAATATAAAACACTTAAATAACCTTTTACTTTAAGTTACGATAAATATTTTAATTTACAAACTCTTTATAATCTGTAATGTAAGAAGATATACCATCGAAGGTATTGTTAAGTCTTAATGTAGCAATACGGTTATTGTGTTCTGCTCCATAGTAAAGATAGTTATTTATTAACCGATTTTCAACTGGTCCCTGGATAATCCAGTTTAGCTTTGCTGATTCTATATTTGATGTCTTGTCGAAAAAGAGATATTTTTTCTTTGTTACCTCTATAATTTTTTGATTTGTAATTTTTTTTAGAAAATATCTCGTCCAAATTCCATTTTTAACTACCGTTAGGTTAGGTTCTACTTTATCTTCAACGAATAACGGTCTTATAACTTGTTCTTCTTTTACCGGTATTAGTTTTTTAGAACTATCTTTTGCTTGTTTACCGGTTAAGTATTCGTTTTTATAGGTTACTACGTACCACCCTATATAATTTTCTTTATTGAGTAAGAATTCTCCCCCCGGTGTATGTTTTGGACTGCTATATTTAGATCTTGGTAATCCCATTATGTAAATATAATTTGTGAAGTTACATTAGTAGTCCATTTATTACCACTAACTGCATGATCTAAACCTGTTACTATATAAGCTACTCTATTTTGATACCTTTTAGGTAGAAAAAATTCGTTTACTTTAAATGCTTGTCCTACTTTAATTCCGCTAATTCCTTTCATAGTAAAGCTAAGCTCAAAAGGTATTAATCCAGGAGCATTTATTTTTTTATCTACAGTAATTTTATTTAGGTACTGTTCGGTTACTGATTGATGTAAGACTGTCATATCGTCGAATTCAGATTCAGGTAAATCAACTTTAAATTTACTTGTAGGTTTGTTAACCCTACTTATAAAGTCTTTAAGTTCATCATCTTTTTCTTCGAATACTTCTGCTCTTTCTAGTAAATTATCATTTTCAGTAGTATTACTTGCTTTTTTATTAG